GCTGCCGACGCGCGTTGTCGAGCGCAACCATGTCGGCCGTCTGCATGGCGTCCGCGATCCCGAGGTTCCCCATGCTCATTTGCCCGGCGATGGACCCGATCGTGCCGACAACGGTCGCGCCCAGCCCGAGCGCCTGCCAGAAGGACAGCCCGGTCCCGAGAAACCCGGCCGACGCCGCTGCCGTACCCGCGGCCGCCGTACCCGCGGCCGCAGCGGTACCCGCGGCCGCAGCGGTACCCGCGGCCGCCGTACCCGCGGCCGCCGTACCCGCGCCCAGGAACGAAAATACGGGGGCTAGGAAGGCCATGACCACACTCCGGTACCGTGATCGATGAACCCTACCACGCGCAAGAGCTTGACGTAAGATGGATCGCCGTCCACCTGGGGCACGGTGACGTACCCCCGGGCATTCTCGTCCAACCACTGCCTTGCGACTCGGATGCCGCTGACGACCTCCCGTCGCGTCGGCCGACGCTCGGCGTGCGGCACGGCCCATACCCAGGGGACGAGGACGCCCCCGGGGGTGAGGAAGCAGTTCGTGCCCAACACCGCGAAGGGGTGCCCATCCTCGCCGAGCACGAGCGTCGGCCGGGTCAACTCTGCGTCCCGCTCTGCGGTCGGGGCGGTCCAAGTCGCCGCCCAGGCGTCCCAGATCAGAGCGGGCACCGGGAACCGGCGAAGGTCAGACAGGGTAGCTGGAGCCAGGGTTGTCATCGGGGTTTCGTGTCCACAAGAGCCGAGAGAGCAAGGATCGACAGCGGGTAGATGTCCTCCGTGTAGATACGCAGGGCCTGATCGCCATCGTAGGTCCCCGCGGTCGGCAGCGAGACGTCCGTATATGCCGGCTTCGGCGGGGCGTCCATGAGGTTCTGCGTCGTGGCGGTGACGATCTGCTCCGCGCGGTTGGACCCGACGACCTCGACAAACCCCCCGATCGACGCCCAGACCCGAAGGTTCACTCGGTGCACGTTGCCCGGCTCACCGAGATCGGAGGGCGCCTGCTGGGCCAGCAGCCCGATCGGCATCGTCACGGCCTCGCTGCGGTATGGGTACCCGCCTACGACAAGCGAGGCGGGGCGGTCGGCCAGAGAGGACGACCCAAGCAGCCGCCCATCGACCGCAAAGTCATAGGTATCCCCAAGTTGGGACGTAGGTGGAGTGACTGAGGAAAGACGCTCGCCAGCCAGAGGCGGCAGGAAGTCGATCTCAGTAGTCAGCACCGAGCCCACCGGAAGACCGATACCGGCCAGCGACAACGGCACGCCCGGATTGGACGGGAGAGCTATCTTGAACGTCCGGGCCGCAAGGTTCGGAGACACCATAACAAACGGCTGACGATTGCCGGCCGTCAAGCTCATGATCTTCTGCCCGGCCCGCCAAGCGAGGCCACGAAAAACGATTTCCAAGTTTGCCACGGCGTCCGGGCTGTTCGTTGAATAAGTGAACACGACGTGACCGCCGGTCTCCGACGCCGCAGTGATCCGCCACTGTCGGCCGACCGACTGCTGGCAGTCGAGGTACACCGCACGCTCAATCGAGTACGCCTGCCGCTCCTGGGGCGCGTCTGCCGTGACCGCCTGGGGGAGAGGCTCCATGACCTCGACCGTCTGCTGCAACGCCCCGCCCTGCGTACGCCTGACCGCCAGGAACAGGACGTCCTGCTGGGCTTGGTTCGCCGGCTCCCCGACAAGATTGGTCTTGACCGCGGGTACGCACGCCATATCCAGGACCGCCGGGGCGCGGCCGCGCAACCCTCCGCCCAGCCGGTGCCGATGAGCCCCCAGAACCTTCTGGTCACTCTCGACGGTGATGCCTATGAGTTGATCGTCTTGAGTGATCATCCACAGGACAGAATACGGAGCCTGCTGGTAGGTCGCATGACGGATACCCGCCTCGGTCAGATGCGAGGCGAGAAGCGTCGCGTCCACCGTGACGAGGCTATCGGTCTCGATGTCGTACTTCACCTGCCGCAAGCGCGTGTTCCCGCGCTGCACGAAGAACACCGTCCCATCCACCCGGACCGGGGCGACGGGTGCCGACCCTCGCTGCGTGGCCCGGCGCACCACGGCCTCGGTCGGCGTCAGGAACCCCGAGACCCCCGGGCGCACGGTGAACTCCCCCGATGTCGTGCCGACGAGGAGGAGGTCGGACCCGGAGACCATCCACCGTACCGTGTCCACGCTGTTCCCGGTGACGCGCCGAACGATGGACTTGTCAGCATTGGCCGCCTCGTTGAGCGAAGTGTCCGGGCTGATGGCCTCGAAGTTGTCAAAGCTGTTGGACACCGAGCCCGTGATCACGTCTGGAGCCGAGGTAAACCCGCCGTACCACAAGCGGGCCTCATGAAACGTCACGCTCGTGCAGCCCCGAGTCGAGGAGAACAGGCCGAGAGCCCACTCACTGCTTGGGTCCGGGTTGGCGTTGCCGATCCGGTATGTGCCGGTGCCGGTGGCGACAGTGGACGAAGTGACCGTATTGATGGTCACGTAGTAGGCCCGCTTGTTGGCCGTGTCCCGAACGAAGAATATCCGGCCCACGTCCGAGGCGATGAACAGCGCAGCCGACATGGTGATGGTGAGGTTCGGCCACGTCCCCGAGATTGTGGCCGTGACATTGGCGTTGAAGTTGAGAGGGCCGAGGGGCGCCCGGCCGTTGAGGAAGGAGACCGCCGCGCAGGAGAATGACGACGGCCCCAGGCGGCTTATCTTGTACGGGGGGTAGTTCGGATGGACAACGTAGAGCACATCCGCGTCTTGCGCGAAGGCGAGATCGGGGAGGTTTGCTGTCGTCCACGGTGTCGTGACCTCGACCGGCGTGCCGCCCCCAATGACCCCCGTCTGGGTCCAGAAGCGGGCATACTGGTTCCCGAGTTCGATTACGATCGAGACGTCTGACACTGGGACGAACGGCACGAGGCGGACGTTCCCGGTGTTCTTCGTCGTGCCGAGGCGCCGCGTCGGCGGCCGCCGAACCAACGCGCCCTCCGGCGTGACGATGAAGTTCTCGGCCTTCTGGAGCGCCCGGTAGTACTGATCGAGATCGGTTCGACCCAAAAGGAACGGGGACCACTCCCCGGAGGACCACCCGTTCCGAACGGTGAACGCACGAGGCATAGGGGCTACTCCCCCATCCGCCGCGTCGGGGGCGGCATGTTACCGCCTCCCTACGTAGGGCAACGGAGCAGTCAGCCGCCGGCCCGCCATCTCCTGGCGCCCGGGCATGACCGCGACCTCTGCCGGCTGCTCAATCGCGGCGGCGCGGCGAGCCGCCAGAAGCGCCCTGTCGGCCTCTTTCGAGAAGTACTCGCCCAGGCTTGCGTCGGCCCCAAGGCCGAGAGCCACGTCATGGGCCAGCTTGTATGCGATCAGGTCCACGAACAGAGGGTCCCATCGCGTGACGTTATCCTCGTCGCGAATGTACATGACGTACATCGTATCGACGTCGGCCAGAAGCTCGTTGTTCTCGATCCGATAGGTCTCCGGAGCATCGGTCAGGGTCTCTCGGGACCCATGAGAGTCCGGGTTGGCCGCAACCAGCCCGAGGAAATCGGCCGGAAGGACCATGCGGTACTTCCACCCGAAGGCCGGCGCCGGCGGGCTCGGGCTCAGCACGACCCGGGTGAAGGCAAACGGCCACCTGTACCGCTTGAGAAGCGCCCGGCGCTGGATCGGGTAGGACGTATTGAGGATGGTGGAGGCGATGTTGTCCTGCCCGGGGGACAGGAGCAGCCCCTTCTCTCGCGCCCTGATGAGGGCGAGGTTGAACACCTCGACGAGAGAAGGGGCCGTCACTGTCGCGGGCTCAGGTCACGTACTGGATCACGCCACGGATACGGCCGGACGTCACGCCGGAGGTAACGACCTGCACCTCGACGTACACCTGCTCGTACCCTTCGACGCCATCGCGGGACTTGCCCACGTAGTCCAAGCCGCGCGCGATCCGGTCGATTACCCACTGCCCCGCGGAGGCGAGGTTGAAGGCGTTCGCGCCGGCGAACACGTTATCGGTCGTCTCGGTCCTGATCTTGCCGTTGGTGGACGCGCTTCCGAAGACGTTCGTCACCTCGAACACCCCGCCGACCACTCGCGCGCCCTTGGGGAGCCGGCAAAGAAAGAGCCGGTCACCAGCAGCAACGACAGCGCCGGGGGCGATATCGAACGTGACCGCCTGGACGTGGCCCTGCTGGAGCGTGCGGTTCGGAAGAGCGGGCGGTGTCGCCCGCTGCCCCGTCAGTACTGTCGAGTAAAAGTCGGGCATTGTAGCGTCCTCCTATCAGGCGATCTTCTTGGCGTGGATGCGAACCACTCGGACGTCCTCGACGCGGCTGGCACCCCACGCGCCCATGCAGTATGCCTGCCAGGGCCGCGAGCGCAGGTCCGGCCGCGGGTCGATGAACGTCTGAGGCTCCTGGGCCACGCCGAACTCCAGGGCGTCGTTGCGATACATGAACACCCGGTTGGCCGGCGTGCCGCTGTCATACGAACCGTCCGCGATGTCCGGGAGGAGCTCGGTAATGAAGAACCGAAGCCCCATGAACGTCCCGTCCGTGAACCCGGCGTTCTCGATCGCACGCAGCGAGTTGAAGTCGGCGCTGGTGAGCTTGTCGTCCTCCAGCAGCGAACGCCATGCGTTGGCGTTCATCGCGACGTTGACCGGCGCGCCGGGCAGATCGATCGCGTAGGAGGCAAGCAGCTTCTCCTTGGCCGCCAGCAGCGCCCGGAAGCCCAGGGGGACCGGGTTGCTGCTGGTGTTGAGGGAGAACACGCGCTGGGCGTTCGGGAAGGTCGCCGTGGTCTCGGCGTTCTTGCCCTCCTGCACCGGGCCGTCGAGCGCCTGGATGATGGTACGATCGATCGCCCGACCCATGGTGGCCGCAAGACGCTGCGTGTACGGCGACTCGAAGCTGACGAGGTTCTTCACCTTGTCGAAGCTGTCGAGCAGCACGTTCGTGTCGTAGCCGCGGATGAAGCCCCAGCGCCGGGTGTGCTCGATCTCGTTGCGCGGCATCGGCGCGAAGCGGTCGGTGATCTCCTGGTAATCGACACCGGCCAGCCGCTCCATCGTCCACGCCTCGCCCGTCACCGACTTGGTGGTGATGCTGGGACGCAGTCGGGAACCGCGCTGCTCCGCCAGCATGTGCACCATCGTGCCGAACTGACGGACGAAACTCCTCTCGATTGTATCGCTCACGTGTTTTCCTCCTCTGGCATGAGCGTGTTCATCCTAGGGTCCACGCCCTTACCATCTGCGAGGGTGTCGGAGCCTGCGGGTCACTGCGCCCGAGCCGATCTCCGGCCACGAGAGGTATAGGCATCTCACCTATAGCACGAAGCGTGCCAAAGGGTCAACTGGCCCGCTGCCGGATTTCGAGAGCCTCCCGGCTCAGGCGTTCGGCCTCGGCGCGGTCGCCCCGAGTCCAGGCCTGGAGAGCCTTGTGCGTAAGCTCGACGGCCCTCCCCTCCGCCTGCGCCGGAGACAGCGCCCCGGCGGCCGGGAGCGCGCCCGCGGGGTTCGCCCCCTCCTTGAACAGGGCGGCCACCCGCGCCATGGCTTCGACCACCACCGGGTTCGCCCCGAGGCCCGCCTCGTTGAGCACCTCGCGCAGACCCAAGACGTCCGCGCCTCGACCGGCGTCCTTGACGAGTTGGTCGAACGCCTGCCCGTGCTTCTCCTTGAGCATCTTGGTAGCCTGCACCACCATGTCGTCGGCCGCCTTCTGGAGCTCAACGTTGCGCTCGACGAACCGCTGGTAGAGCTTCTCGGCCTGCGCCGGGAGAAGGCGGGCCTCCACCGCAAGCTCCTTGAACCACTCCAGGTTCTCGCCGGTCGCCAAGTGTTCGGGCGTACCCTCCGGGGGTGTGAGCTTGAACACCTCCGGCTTGTCCCCGGCCCCCAGCTTGAGGAGCCCATCCAGCCCAGCCTCCCGGAGCGCGCTCAGCCGCGCGATGTCGTCGGCCGGGACCCCGACGAACTTGGCGAGATCGCGGTGGCTGTTGACGAACTCTTCGAGGGTCTTGCCGGCGTACTTGGCGACCGAGGGATCGTTCCGGAGAGGCTCGGGGAGTCGATCGTACCACTCGGTTCCGGGGGCAGGAGCCGGGCTTCCACCAGCCGCGGCTGGTGCCGGAGCCACCGCGCCAGCCGATCCAGGCGCGCTTGCGGCAGTCTCGGCAGGAGCGGAAACAGGGGCACTCGCGCCTCCCTCTGCCTCGCGCACGAGGCGCGTCAACCATGTCATCGGATAGCCTCCTTCTGGGGTTCAACCTGCGGGACCGCACCCTTGCGGACCCACTCAAGCAGCCGCATCACCACGACCCGCTGACCCTCCAGGTGCAGGGTGTACAGCGGATCGAGCGCGCCGGCCGTCGTCTGCACCGCCGTCGTCCGGGTCTCATGCCCGTACATATGGCGGAGCGCCGCGATCACAAGCCGCCCGTCGTCGGTCTGGGACAGGCGGTAGGCAGCCTCATGCACCGCGCGGGCCTCGACGTCGATCGAGGTCATCGTTGCCCGCTCCCGGTGGCCGAGATCAGCTTCGCCATCGTGTTGCCCGCCTCGGCCGCCACCGCCGCCCCGGTCATCATCTGTTGCTGTTCGGCCCGGGCCTGCCGGATCGCCTCGATCTCCTGCCGCGACCGCATCAGCCGCGCCGGTACACCCGAAGCCGAGTGCAGGAGCGAAGCCACCGCGTCGGCATTCACCACATCGGCCGCCTGCGGGTCAAGCTGACTGATGAACGCCACGCCCTCCAGCCAGCGGACCGCCGCCATCGCCTCGGTCTGCATGGCCGAGGTGATCACCGGGGAGAGGTGCTGCACGATGAATGCCTGCCCCGGCTGGGCGGGCGGGGGTGGCAAGCGCCCCTGGCGGGTCAAGACCCCGAGTACGCGCCAGATCAACGGCTCCAGCAGGGAGTTCTGGAGGCGCAGCACCATCGGGCTGACCGCCCGGTTGCGCTCGTCCTGGTTGACCATGATCTCGCCGACCGTGCGGGGCTGCTTCGAGCCGGTCG